TTAGTTATTTATTTTCCTATTTGTTCTTACCCTCTCCCATTCAATTCTGCCTTCTTCACGCCGTTTATCTATATATTCAGCAAGATCCTGAATGTTGATGCAGCGCTTTGCTTTCTGTGATGTACCAACACGATAAGTCGGGATCGGCAATTGGCATGCATTTGCTTTCGCTTCTGCTGTGTTAGGGCTCATACCGAAATACTTTTGGCATACAGCTGACAGCTCAATGTTTGGGGTATTGAATTCAGCCATCAGTAAAAACAAGGTGTTCATAATTTTCTCCATCAAAACCGGCTGCACCCGGGAAAATCATAATTCTGTGCTGGTGGCAGGAATTAGTTTCTGCCAGATAGCGGAAACATATTTTGCCTGATGACGGGCATCAGCCAGGGCGTTGTGCCGTTCGCCATCGAAAGGCATGTCCATTTTTGGGTCGAATCCGATGGAACGCCCAAGCGTAACGATCGTGCGTACATCGTGGTCATTCCAGTACGCCCACGGGCAGATTTGTCCTGCTCGCTCGTAAGCTCCACGTAAAATTACGTTGTCGAAGGTGGCCCCGTTACCCCAGACTTTTAAATATTTTGTATTGTCTGCATGCTGATTAATGAAATGGCTCAGTTCAGAGAGTGCATCGCTGATCGACAAAGTATCATCAATACAGATTGCAGCTCGTGCTTCAGAGCTCTGTTTCAACCACCACAGGATGGTATCGCCGTCAGGTGTAGCTCCTTGCTTCATAGCACTGTCCAGGCTAACAACCGTATAGAATTCTTGTCCGATGTCTCCGGTTTCTGGAGTGAAGAACACCGCGCCAATGGAAACGATCGGTGCATCCTTATTTTTCCCCATCGTCTCAAGGTCGATCATTAAGTTGTTCATCACTTCACCTCTTGTGATGGTTTTGCTGCAAAATACTCGATACCTTTATCCCAGATAGATTTTATGGTCGACCACGTGACTGGCACTTTAATTTCAATACGTCCGCTCCCGTCACAGGTATCGCAATCATCATCGCCAAAGCATTCCAGGCAGCTTATAAACGTAGTTTCTGAAAATTCACCGGATAGCGCCCCCTTAGCGCCGTTCTCGGCTGTTAGTCTCTTCGGCACCATAACCCAACCATCCGGAGTTACCGGAGAGTTGCCAGACAGTGCGTTCTGCAATCGTTCCAGCTTAACGTATTCCTGAACCCTGTTTCCGTCGCACGCCTGAAGCCATTGCACAGCCTTTTGCGCATCAGTGTGAAAGGCACAAGTGCGACCGTCATCAAATTGCATTTCGTAGAGGTCAGCAACCTGTTTAAACTGCGTTTGTGGCAACTTGTAAGCCTGGCTTGCAGGTACGGCACCATAGAGCATGGCAGCGCGGCAGGCGTTCCAGCCTTCATCAAAACCGACTATGCCATTATTTAAAGACGGACGAGCATCTGGCACCACCGGCACTGGCTTGGCTATATATAGCGGCTGAACATACCAGCCCTTTGATAACCAACTGTCAGCAATGTTTTTACTCCTGGTTATTGCCGGAATACCTAAGCCATTGTCTGAATGCAGCCATGCCACCGGATCCTCTTCCAGCGATGCCAGAGCAATTTCATAAGCACGGCGCTCAACATTGTCTCGCACGTCCATGCTGCTGATTCGTTCTTTGATTTCTTTAATCAGTTCTTTATCGGTAAATGTGGTCATTATGCTCCAGCCTCCGGTGCTTTTGGCATTACTGCCCAGTGAGTGATGTTGACGTTTTCAAGGTCCCCGACCTGAAATGTCCACTGCCATTCTCCGGTTTCTTTTTGCCCCCATGTATACCAGAGAGAACGCCAGCCAATCAGCCAGCCTTCTCCATTAGCATCAAATAACAGAACACTTTCATTCGCTGGCGGCAGTTCAGCTGACACTGGTATTACTTTGTTTTCCAGTGCTGCACATTTAGCTTCAAGCGCATCAAATTTACGCACCAGGTATTCAGCATCCGTTTCATTCACTTTCAGATCTCGCGGTACACATTTCCCGCGAAGAAATCCTTCCATTTCGAAAACATTCATGCGCATTTGCGTAACTCCGATAATTCGTTAAAGCGTTCCATAAACATCCCGTAGGCATGGCCTGGAGCCAGTGGAATCACGTTGAACATCTCTGTTGCCGGGATACCTTCCAGTACAGGCCAGAAAGAGCCATCATCAAGCCCGAGATCGCGGCGTTCGGTTGCCAGCATGATGAGATCGGCATATTTCACGGGCGTACTCATAACCGGTGGTAACCCGTATTTCTCACGGATTACGGCGTCTATTTTTTCTTCCATCCGTTTATAGTCAGGAAGAAGGCGTTTCAGTGGTGCGGGAATGTCCTGGCAATACGCTTCTGTTGCATCATGCATTAACGCTTCAAAAGCAAATTCCTGCGGCACCAGCTGGCTGCAAAGAACCGCATGTTGGGCGACGCTGTAGAAGTGCGAAAGATGACCGGCAAAGCGACAGATATTTGAAAGGGAAACCGCGATATCGTTAATATCGATGTCGTCTTTATTTATCCTGTCATAATAAAAATGCTTCCCGGAAAAAGTTTTAATAAATGACATTTTGTTCTCCACGTATATGCGCTGCACCGCGCTGAATTCTGCTAAAAAGAATCCCTCACCATCCGGTGATTATTGAGTTAATTACGTTTCCATAAATGCCCCCGCAGGGGCATTTGCAGTAATGAAATCAGGCGGTGAAAGTACCAATAAAGGTTTCTACTTTGCTGTCTTTGAATTTCTCAACAAGCAGATCACGAAATTCGTTAGCCATTTCTTCCTGCACCGCTTCCAGCTGAATAATGCGCAGAACCAGTACAGGACGATCGCCAGTGATAATGCTGAGGCGTAATTTAAACGGACGTTCTTTCAGACCTTCAAACGGAACGCATTTAAATTCAAATGCCACTGGCATAATGTCTTTGGTCTTCGCTTCGACAGACTCCATCAGGGAGCGTTTGCCGCTGAAGTCATTGTCTTCAAAATCAGCGGTCTGGTTCGCTTCAATTGTGATTTTACGGATCGCCGCAGCCGCTTTGGTTGCCTGAATGGCGTCACCATTAGCATCAAAGCCCACAAGGTAGTCGGCCCAGTCTTCAATCCATTCTGCCAGTGACTTCTGGGAGTTACGCTCGCCATTAACAGACAACAGAGCAGAGAACGGTGCTGTCTTTTTCAGTTTGAGAGTGGCGGTGTTATCTGCGTGACCTGGTTCATCAATAGTACCCAGGTTAAGCACACTGACGGCTCGCATATTATCGGCATCGATAAAGCAGCGGGTGCCTTCATCTGCAAGATCTTTAGAATAACGGGTAAAGTCATCGATGCTGGCAGTGGAAAGTGAACCACGGAAACGGAAACGATTTAAATTAAATTTTTCCAGATCATGAATGCGGAAATTCTCAGGCAATGCCACAGCATCGGCACCAATCTTACTGATAATTTCATTAACACCCTGAGCAGAAATAAGGGCATGGATTTGATTAATTGCGGTTGCGTCTAAGTACTGAGACATAATAAGTCCTCACTATATTAAGATATTCAGTGATGAGATAAATAATCAGTTAATTAAGAACGATATTAATGACCTGCTGCGCGGAGTTTTCCGTCAGGTTCACCGGCAAGAGTCAGTAATTGTCCCTGGTCTTCCTGCAGAATAGTCAGGCGACCACCGCGATTGACATACATCGGCGTTTCGGTGGTGTCTTCTTCGGAAATTTTCCCGCGGTTAGTCGGGCGAACATATGAGAGTTTGTGTTTGATTTTCACACGGTTCTCATCAAATGGTTCGATTTCCAGGTTGAGTGAGACCTTCCCTTTGGTTTTCGTGTTCATCACACCGGAAGCGACTTCACTGAGAACTGCGCCGATTTTGGTTTCAAATACGCCGCCGTCCAGCTCCCCGATAAATGCCTGCACATCAGTACTGCGTTCGCTAGCCATTTTGCTGCTCCTCATCATATCGACCCTGCAAGGTCGGTTGGTTTCTCCACAAAACAGAGAAGAACACCTGCGGTGGCTGCCGCCCGGATGGATTGGGTTATGAGCCCGTCGTCCGGTGATGCTCTTCTCTGTTTTGTAAAAAGGACGGTACCAGCCGGAAGCAATGGTACAAGCTGGTACCGCCAGGACTACACACAGCATAAAGTTGTGGTGCCGGGTGCCTCCCGGTGCCTGGCGAAGGTTGCACACCAGGCGGGTGGGTATCCACAGAAGGTCGACTGTCAGCCTCAACCTTAACCCGCGTGCGCTGAGCCGCATTCACCACAACGCTAAGGATTCTCTCTGGTTGAAAATACTTAGCTGTTATGTGCCTGTCTTTTCACCACTTCAGGCTCGGTGGTATCCTTTTAAGCCCGTATACATAAAAGGAAAATCAAATGACTTTTGATGAAAAAGAACTTGATAATGCAATTAATAAAATCATCGTAACGTCGCTCTTTTCCTGTCTCAGCGACACTCAGCAAAAACAGTTCTACGAATCGGCTTTCAACATGATCGAGCGTTGTTGTTTCTGCGATGCCGACGAGTTACCTGAAAAAATCAGGAAACAGTTGGCTGATGCTCTTCGAGTGCGACTTTCTGACCAATTTTCTGAAATGTACTCTCCGAATTTGGACAAATAGAAAAAGGCCATTTCCATTCAGGGTCTGATGGAAAGACTTCAGCCTGTTCCAAAGCACGGCGTAAAGAGAATACAACTCCAGCCATAATCTGATGTTTCCCATTGGTCCAGCTATCGCCGCTCTGATCTACAGGAGCGGCTATGTCGTATGACCAAACGACTTCACCACTATTGTTTAAAATCTGGACTTTCATTTTGTTCTTTAACCTCCAGATTTCCGCGCATCTAAAGGCGCATTCTCATTTGGTGTGAACCGAATAGTTGTGCTGCTATTGATTAATGCCCCGACACACAAGACTACGCACTCAGAGCAGATAGCAACTTCATCTTTTCCGCCTTTGGCGATGATTTTTTTTGCCTGCAGCTCGTTTGCGCCACAAAACGAGCATGTGAAATAACGGTTCATTTGCGCTCTCTTACACATAGTATTTAACGAATCATCCGGTCATTCATACGCCACCGGCGGCTACTTCGTGGGCGTCCTGCCTGTTTGTTGTTTCTCTTTGGTACATTATGTATCTCATGGGTACATTGTCAAGTATAAAAAAACCTGCCGAAGCAGGTTCATAAACATTGATTAGGCTTTGATTTTGTATCTTCTTGGTTTTCCTGAGAAAATCACAGTTCCAATTATAGAGCAATTACCGTTGATCTTAATGTAAGGCTCAGGCCAGTTTGGGTTTAACGCTTTGAGATAACGCTGTGTCCCATCTTCTATCAACCTTTTGAAGGTGGTTTCACCTGTATCGTGCATCAATGCAATAACGTCGTCACCGTGGCAGGCAGGTACTTCAGGATCGACAAAAATCATGTCTCCCGGGCGGTACTCATCAATCATTGAATCACCTATCACCCGCAAGATATAAGTCATTTCCCCACAGGGTACAGGGCAGGGATACGTTTCTGCTGTGCTCAAATCAACCTCAGAATATCCAACTTCTTTCCATGCTCCGGCCTGTACCCATGATATGACAGGGACTAATGTGATTTGTTTATTAGTGATTGAAACATCAGGTTTTTTTGTGATGTTCGTTGTCTGGTGTTCTTGATCGAGCCATCCGACAGGCAGGTCGAAACATTTTTCGATGTGTCGTGCCATGCTGTCACCGATATTTTTAGTAGCACCATCTCCCATAAACCTGCTGGTCTGGGTTGGCTCGCGATCAATCATAGTGGCAAAGGAAGAATTCCCGCCAACACCATCTCTCAGTTTTCTGGCGTTAGACCGCCGGATGTCATGGATTGTTTTCATAACGAAATTAAAACCCTTGTACCGTTAAGGTACAAGTATCTTGAAGGTTCATTTTAATCATGTAATATGTACATCGGAGGTACATATTGTATGAAAGCGTATTGGGACTCTTTAACCAAAGAACAGCAGGGCGAGTTGGCCGGAAAAGTTGGCTCAACACCTGGCTACTTACGGCTGGTTTTCAATGGCTATAAAAAAGCCAGTTTTGTGCTGGCTAAAAAACTTGAGCAATGCACGTCAGGTGCAATTACGAAATCTGACTTAAGACCGGATATCTATCCGAAAGATTAGCAGAACACTTTCAATTTTTAACCACAGAACGATGAGGCTAATCGTGGGTAAGCATCACTGGAAAATAGAAAAACAGCCTGAGTGGTACGTGAAAGCTGTCAGAAAAACTATCGCGGCGTTGCCGGGTGGTTACGCTGAAGCGGCTGACTGGCTCGATGTAACAGAAAACGCTTTATTCAACCGCCTTCGTGCAGATGGCGATCAGATTTTCCCGCTGGGATGGGCAATGGTTTTACAGCGTGCTGGTGGCACTCACTTCATTGCTGATGCTGTGGCGCAGTCTGCAAATGGCGTCTTTGTGTCTCTTCCTGACGTCGAGGATGTGGACAACGCCGATATTAACCAGCGTCTGCTGGAAGTCATTGAACAGATCGGCAGTTATTCAAAACAGATTCGTTCAGCAATCGAAGACGGTGTAGTGGAACCGCATGAGAAGACAGCAATTAACGACGAGCTGTATCTCTCAATTTCGAAGCTGCAGGAGCATGCAGCACTTGTCTACAAAATTTTTTGCATTTCAGAAAGTAATGACGCCCGCGAGTGTGCAGCTCCGGGCGTCGTGGCGTCGATTGCTTCTGGTTGTGGAGAAACTAACGCATGAACAGTTTAACAACACACTACCGTCGCTCGCAACTGATTGCGCTTCCTGTACCGGGTGGAAAAGCGAAGGTGGAATATTGCTATGCAGTGAATGTACCAGGTGACAGGGAAATTGTAACCCACAGCTTTGCAGAGTGGGCTGTGGGTGATTTCAACCGGCAGAAGGAGACAGTCCTTTGCGACAAGTTAACCGCTGGTTCAAAGATCACTACGGAGTGCCCGTCAGAGTCATTCGTTGGGAGCCGGAAACACAACGGGTTATCTACCTCCGCGAAGGTTATGAGCATGAATGCTTCAGTCCGCTCGAACAGTTTCGTCGTAAATTCAGGGAAATAGAGGTCGGTCATGAGCACTAAATTAACCGGCTATGTATGGGATGGTTGCGCTGCATCAGGCATGAAGTTATCCAGCGTGGCAATTATGGCCCGCCTGGCTGATTTCAGTAATGACGAAGGTGTGTGCTGGCCATCAATTGAAACCATTGCCCGTCAGATTGGCGCGGGGATGAGTACCGTCAGAACGGCTATCGCACGGCTGGAAGCAGAAGGCTGGTTAACGCGTAAGGCGCGTCGCCAGGGTAACCGCAATGCGTCGAATGTTTATCAGCTTAACGTTGCGAAGCTTCAGGCAGCGGCATTTTCTCAACTGTCAGATTCTGACCCGTCAAAATCTGACGCATCAAAATCTGACCCGTCAAAATTTGATGCGTCGAAATCTGGCAAAAAAGCGGGTTTTCACCCGTCAGAATCTGGCGGGGATCCGTCAGTAAAATCAAAACATGATCCGTCAGATAAAAAACCTTCTCGTCCGGACGCTTCGCAACCGGACACGCAGACGGCTGAACAGGATTTTTTAACTCGCCATCCTGATGCGGTTGTATTCAGCCCTAAAAAGCGCCAGTGGGGGACGCAGGATGATTTGACCTGCGCACAGTGGCTCTGGAAAAAAATCATCGCCCTGTACGAGCAGGCTGCCGAATGTGACGGCGAGGTGGTTCGTCCCAAAGAACCGAACTGGACAGCCTGGGCAAACGAAATTCGCCTGATGTGTGTGCAGGATGGTCGTACTCACAAACAAATCTGCGAGATGTACAGCCGCGTCAGCCGCGATCCGTTCTGGTGCCGTAACGTGCTCAGCCCGTCGAAGCTGCGGGAAAAATGGGATGAGCTTTCCCTGCGCTTATCGCCGTCCGTCAGCACGTACACAGAAAAACGCGAAGACCCGTACTTCAAAGCCAGTTACGACAACGTGGACTACAGCCAGATCCCGGCAGGATTCAGGGGGTGATCATGAGTCTTTTGAATGAAGTTCAGAAATTCATTGAAGCCCATCCGGGGTGTACTTCCGGAGACATTGCGGATGCTTTTGCTGGTTACTCACGGCAGCGCGTTCTGCAGTCAGCAAGCAAGTTACGTCAGAGTGGGCGTGTGGCTCACCGTTGTGAAGGAGATACACACAGACATTTCCCGCGCCTGACTGAGAGAGCGCAGGATCCGGAACTACAACCAGTTCGTGAAACCAGACCTGTGCGCAATTTCTATGTCGGCACTAACGACCCGCGGGTGATTTTGTGCCTGACCCGCCAGGCGGAAGAACTGGAGTCCAGGGGCTTATACCGTCGTGCTGCAACGGTGTGGATGGCGGCATTCCGTGAAAGCCACTCCCAGCCAGAACGAAACAATTTTCTGGCGCGTCGTGAACGGTGTTTACGGAAAAGCAGTAAGCGGGCTGCATCAGGTGAAGAGTGGTATCTCTCAGGGAATTACGTGGGGGCTTAATGAGTAATAAATATTGCCAGGCGCTGGCGGAACTGCGGAACAAACCAGCCCATGAACTGAAGGAAGTGGGCGATCAGTGGCGCACGCCGGACAACATTTTCTGGGGAATTAACACCCTGTTTGGCCCGTTTGTTCTGGATCTGTTCACTGACGGTGATAACGCCAAATGTGCTGCGTATTACACGGCGGAAGACAACGCGCTGGCGCATGACTGGTCAGAACGCCTTGCGGAGCTTAAAGGTGCTGCCTTTGGTAATCCCCCATACAGCCGCGCCAGTCAGCATGAGGGGCAATACATCACCGGCATGCGTTACATCATGAAGCATGCCAGTGCCATGCGTGATAAAGGCGGGCGCTATGTTTTCCTGATCAAAGCTGCCACCAGCGAAGTGTGGTGGCCGGAAGATGCAGATCATATTGCTTTTATTCGCGGGCGTATTGGTTTTGAACTGCCTGCCTGGTTTATCCCGAAGGATGAGAAGCAGGTGCCGACAGGCGCTTTCTTCGCTGGTGCTATTGCTGTTTTCGACAAGACCTGGAAGGGACCGGCAATCAGCTACATCGGGCGCGATGAACTTGAGGCATGTGGTGAGGCCTTTCTGGCGCAGGTTCGCCAGCAGGCAGAAAAACTGGTCAGGGAGATGGCGGCATGACGACGTTAACTCAATGCCAGCAGCAGGTGCTGGATATGCTGATTTCTTATCAGAAAGAACGTGGCTTCCCGCCAACCAATCAGGAGGTGGCAACCATGCTGGGATACCGTTCAGTGAATGCAGCGGTGGAGCATCTTCGCGCACTGGAGAAAAAAGGCGTCATCACGATAAAGCGTGGCGTGGCCCGGGGCATCACGCTTCATACCGCGGTGAAGGACGACGACAGCGAGGCGGTCGGGATTATCCGCTCACTGCTTGCCGGTGAGGAAAACGCAAGGCTGCGTGCAACCCACTGGTTACATGAGAGGGGCCTGAAAGTATGAAGCTGATCCTGCCTTTTCCGCCCAGCGTGAACACGTACTGGCGACACCCCAACAAAGGGGCGTTTGCTGGTAAGAGCCTGATAAGCACGGCGGGGCGAAAATTCCAGAGCGCGGCGTGCGCAGCAATAGTTGAGCAGTTACGTCGTCTGCCGAAACCAACGTCGGCACCTGCTTCAGTGGAGATCGTGTTGTTTCCTCCGGATAACAGGATCCGCGATCTGGACAACTATAACAAGGCGCTGTTTGACGCCCTGACCCACGCGGGGGTGTGGGAAGACGACAGTCAGGTGAAAAGAATGCTGGTGGAGTGGGGACCGGTTATCCCGGAAGGGAAGGTCGAGATCACTATCAGTAAGTACGAGAAAACGGCGGGTGCAGCCGCCTGATTAAGAGGAGAAACGAAGTATGAATAATCTGATGGTCATTGATGGTATTGAAGTTCGTCGTGATGCTTATGGGCGTTACAGCCTGAACGATCTGCATCGCGCAGCAGTAGCATCTGGTGCAAATGCCAGAACCAAGGAGCCAGGAAAGTTTCTTTCCAGCCAACAAACTGTTGAGCTTGTTCATGAATTAACCAACACCCAGAATTTGGGTGTTGACCCGGTGAGTGTGATTCATGGGGGAAATGAACGGGGAACGTATGTCTGTAAGGAACTGGTGTATGCCTATGCAATGTGGATCAGCCCGTCATTCCATCTGAAGGTGATCCGTACTTTCGATATGGTAACCAGCGCGCCGGAAAAGTTATCCGGACAGGCTGCTGACAAGATGCAGGCTGGCGTGATCCTGCTGGACTTTATGCGCCGGGAGTTAAATCTGTCTAACTCTTCAGTGCTTGGTGCCTGTCAGAAACTCCAGGAGGCTGTTGGCTTACCGAATCTGGCACCGCGCTATGCCATTGATGCTCCTGCTGACGCGCCTGATGGCTCAAGCCGCCCCACGCTGTCACTGAGTGCACTGCTGAAGCAGTATGGTATCCGCCTGACAGCTAATCAGGCATATCACCAGATGGCGAAGCTGGGGATCGTTGAACAACGCGAACGATACAGCCGTACCGCGATTAACAACATCAAAAAATTCTGGTCGCTGACGGCGAAAGGCTGCATGTTCGGCAAGAACATCACCAGTCCTGCAAATCCGCGCGAGACGCAGCCGCATTTCTTCGAATCCCGATTCCCTGAGCTGTTAAAGCTGCTCGATACCGTTCATTGAGGTGACCGTGAGAGCACTACTGACCCCTGAAATTGCCCCGCGTATGGGGATCGTATTGTTCAGACCCGGTTCAGAGCTGATGCCCCTGTTTATGCAGGGGCGTGTCCTGCTGGAGCCTGAGCCGGAACGTTATTCATCTTTCGCCAGTGGTGCCGTTCCGGCGGCATCACAACCGCTGGCGGATGATCCTGCCGTTCAGGCCGTGTTCCGCAATGAGGCAGTGATCCGTCGTGCTGGTGGCGTGGAATGTCTTGAAAGCTGGTTACTTCGTGAAAAAGGCTGCCAGTGGCCTCATTCCGACTGGCACAGCGAGAACATGACCACAATGCGACACGCGCCGGGCGCAATCCGTCTGTGCTGGCACTGCGATAACCAGCTGCGCGATCAGTTCACGGAACGGCTGGAATCAATGGCAACGGATAACTGTGCCCGCTGGGTGTTGTCTGTTGTGCGTCGGGATCTCGGTTTTGATGACAGTCACGTTGTGACAATGCCGGAACTGTGCTGGTGGCTGATTCGTAATGATCTGGCGGATGCCTTACCGGAAAGTGCAGCCCGTAAGGCACTGAGATTACCGAAGCCTGTTGTGCCGTCTGTTACCCGGGAAAGTGACCTTGTGCCTTCGGTTCCTGCCACCAGCATCATCCAGGATAAGGCGAAAAAGGTGCTGGCGCTGAAAGTGGAGCCGGAGTCGCCGGAGTCTTTTATGTTACGCCCAAAACGTCGCCGCTGGGTTAATGAAAAGTACACGCGCTGGGTTAAGACACAGCCGTGTGCATGTTGTGGAAAGCCTGCTGATGATCCCCACCACCTGATAGGCCACGGTCAGGGTGGAATGGGTACAAAAGCGCATGACCTCTTTGTGTTGCCTTTGTGCAGAAAGCATCACGACGAGCTGCATGCGGATACCGTGGCATTTGAAGAGAAGTATGGCTCCCAACTGGAGCTGATATTTCGTTTTATCGATCGTGCGCTGGCAATAGGCGTACTGGCGTAAGTGGAGAACGAGCATGAACCTTGAAGCCTTACCGAAATATTACTCCCCAAAATCTCCAAAATTGAGCGATGACGCACCGGCGACAGGCTCTGGTGGTTTAACGATTACGGATGTGATGGCTGCGCAGGGGATGGTGCAGTCGAAAGCACCACTGGGTTTTGCCTTATTCCTGGCAAAAGTTGGTGTTCAGGATCCTCAGTTTGCGATTGAAGGTCTGCTCAATTACGCGATGGCACTGGATAACCCGACATTGAACAAATTGAGTGAAGAAACCCGGTTACAGATCATCCCTTACCTTGTGAATTTTGCCTTTGCTGATTATTCCAGGTCTGCGGCAAGTAAGGCTCGCTGTGAGCATTGTGCTGGGACTGGATTTCATAATGTATTGCGCGAAGTGGTGAAACACTCCAGAAGCGGGGTATCTGTTATCAAGGAAGAGTGGGGGAAGGAACTATGTCAGCATTGTCATGGTAAGGGAGAAGTCAGCACAGCGTGCAGAGGGTGTAAGGGTAAAGGTATTGTCCTGGATGAAAAAAGGACCCGACTTCATGGCACGCCTGTTTATAAGATTTGTGGGCGTTGCAATGGAAACCGGTTTAGTCGTTTACCAACCACGCTGGCGCGGCATCATGTCCAGAAGCTGGTACCAGACCTGACGGATTATCAGTGGTACAAAGGATATGCAGATATCATTGATAAACTGGTGACAAAGTGCTGGCAGGAAGAAGCATATGCTGAGGCGCAATTAAGAAAAGTCACGAGATAAATGATTTTCGCCGAAGATGGCGACATGATTCTTGCATTTTTCAAAAAATCTGGTTAGGATTCTCCTAACGATGGGCTTTGTATGTCTGCCGTTAACGAAATCATAACAAACCTCGCTTCGGCGGGGTTTTTGCTTTTCTGGAGGTCAATAATGCAGGGCGAAAAGCAGCAGCCATATTTTTTTAACCCTGGTATGACTGTTGAACAGCTTGAAGACTGGCTGGAGCAGCAAAAGCTTCATCTAAGCCGCTATAACCGTCTGGTAAAAGAAAAAGCAGAGCTTGAAGAACGGCTCAGTGATATTTCTGTGGAAATTGAACGGATGTCTGCTGGTGGTTTTAACGGAAAGTTGAGTTTCCCCAGGGAGTCAAGTCCGCCTCTGAGAAATAATCAACAGGGTAGTGTTTGACTGAAAGTTTTAGTGAGCGGAGAAATTCTGCTGCTTCTTCTGATATGTAATCAGGTTTTAGTCTGTCTGAAATAATAGACAAACTGTCATTAAGATCCCTTCCCCTCATATCTGAGAGGACCAACAGCAATTAAGAGGGGGCTAAATGTCCGATCCGATTTCCGGTACTGGGCTGGCTGGTGGTGCCCTGACGGGTGCCAGTGTTTATGGACTGCTGACCGGAACTGATTACGGCGTTGTATTTGGCGCATTTGCAGGGGCTGTATTCTACATAGCAACAGCAGCAGATCTGAGTGCATCGCGCCGACTGGCATATTTTATCGTGTCATATATTGCCGGGATCCTTTGCTCTGGGTTGGTTGGCTCCAAGCTGGCGAACTTGACCGGATACAGTGATAAACCTCTGGATGCTATTGGTGCCGTAATCGTCTCTGCTTTAGCCGTTAAGATCCTGACGTTCCTGAATAATCAGGATATCGGCTCGCTGGTGGCGCTCATAACGCGCCGGGGAGGTTCAGGTGGAGCTAAATGACCCGACAGCAACTATAAATGCGTTGTTATGTGCTTGTGTTGTTATTACTCTGATGTTTTATCGTCGTGGTGATTCGCGGCATCGTCCTTGGGTTTCACGTTTAGCTTGGTTGATTACTGTTACATACAGTGCTGTTCCGTTGGCCTATCTCTGTGGGATTTATCCCCATTCCTCATGGCCCATTATCGTGGCGAATACTATTTTTCTTTCCGTGCTGGTGGCCGTCAGAGGCAACGTTGCACGTCTGGTTGATCATCTGAGGCACTAATGAACCAACAATTATTTCAAAAGGCGGCTGGTATTAGCGCCGGGCAGGCTGCGCGCTGGTTTCCGCACATTGATGCGGCGATGAAGGAATTCGGCATTACAGCACCAGCGGATCAGGCGATGTTTATCGCTCAGGTAGGCCATGAGTCGATGGGGTTTAGCGCCGTAGTTGAAAATTTTAACTACACGCCATCTGCGCTGGTGGCGACGTTCGGAAAGAGGATCACACAGCAGCAGGCTGATGCCCTTGGCAGAACATCCGGACATGCAGCTCGTCAGGATGCTATTGCCAATCTGGTGTATAGCAACCGGCTGGGTAACAAAGCACCCGGTGATGGCTGGAAATATCGTGGTAGAGGATTAATTCAAATCACTGGCCTCCATAATTATCGCATCTGTGGCGCGGCGCTGAAGTTAGATCTGGTGACTTCACCTGAACAACTGGAACAGGAACTACAGGCTGCGCGCTCAGCTGCATGGTTCTACACCTCTAAAGGTTGCATGATCTACGGTGCCGATATTAACCGTGTTACGCGCATCATTAACGGCGGTTTGAACGGTATTGAGGATCGTAAGGTCCGATACAACAAGGCGCGGGCGGCGCTGCTGGTATGAAGATGAGTTATTGGGCGCTCATTTTAACGTTTATTGCTTGTGTCGCTGGTGGTCTTGTCTGGTCAGCGAATCACTATCATGGAAAGTTTCTGGAGGAGCAGAAGCGTGCTGATGCTGCGGAACAGCGAGCTGATTCTACTGAGGCTATCACCGAGAATGTTCTGCGTACTATGGCAATAACGAACATCATTCAGGAGGCGAATCAACATGCAAAACAGCAGATCGCACTGGAGTCACAGAGAACCCAGGAAGATATCAAAGTGGCTGTTGCGGATGATGATTGTGCTTCACGTCCTGTGCCTGATGTCGCTGCTGACCGGTTGCGGAAGTACGCGGACAGTATACGTGCAGGTTCCAACGATGCCGTTACCGGCGAACCTGCTCGCTGAAACTCCACAGCCAGTTATACCCAATCCTCTGACTTATGGGGATAGTCTTAGTTTGAATGTAAGTCTGCTATCAGCACTGGGGCTATGTAACCGTGATAAGTCTGATCTTCGTAGGCTAGGAGAGCAAAAGTACAATCTACATTTGAATAATAATATTCATTAGGTGAAATATTTTTATTTGACTGTTCTAGTTATTATGCTTTTAGTTACAATACTCTCACTATTAACAGTGAGGTAAAAATGAACGAAAATTATATTGCATATGAGACACTTGTAGCAAACCGTGCTGCTGCTGAGTGGGCTTGTTGGGCAATGATTGCATCTTGGGTGAGTGCTGGAGCTACTATTGTTACTTTGTTTTTGGCGTTCAAGGCATTATTTACGTGGCGGGAACAAGAGAAAACAAAAGTAAAAATAGATTTTAGGAATGCATTAAAGAAATTAAAGACAGCTCTATTATTTATGCCTGTCAATATTGACCCCGAGCAACTCAATGATGAACGAGAGCAAGTTATTGCTAAATGGCTATTTAAAGATGTAGATCTTATTAGCCAGCAAATTGAGTTGGGAGAAGAGAATGTTAAAAGATTTGATGAGCTTTTGAGTATTTTTGATTGTTGCCAATCTTCATGGTTTGCGACAGAGCACTTATTTGATAATACTGAGTTAGAAAAAGTTTGGCATGAGTTCGAGTCTAACTTTAATAAATATATAAATGGTGGTGAGAGTAAGGATTTACTTATGAAAATGCTTGATAAGCTCATCTCTTCTAGATTTGTATTTGAGTCAAGGTAATTGCCTTTGAGCATTTTTCTTTATTATTTTACTTATTATAAATTTTTTATATGCCCCCTAGAATCCCAAAAGCCTGCCGCGTTCGTGGTTGCCGCCAAACTACCACTGATCCGTCAGGCTATTGTGAAAGTCACAAAAGCGAAGGCTGGAAGCAATACAAGCCAGGACAATCCCGTCATCAGCGCGGCTACGGTTCGAAGTGGGACAGTATCCGCGCGCGTGTCCTGAAGCGTGACAAAGGCCTGTGTCAGTTATGTCTGCGTGCCGGTGTGGTGCGTGAGGCGAAAACCGTTGACCACATTATTCCTAAAGCGCATGGCGGCACTGATGCTGACTGCAATCTGCAGAGTCTGTGCTGGCCGTGTCATAAGGCGAAGACGGCCCGTGAACGGCTGAAGTAAGAACCAGTTCCCGCTGCCAGAGGGGAGGGGCGGGTCAAATCCCTGTGACCTGACGTCTTCCGGACTGCCCGCCCCATCGTTTTTTTATACCCGCGAAAAATGAAATTTAACCAGGAGTGCCGCATATGGCTGGAACGGCGGGGCGTTCCGGGCGTCGCCCCAAGCCAACGGCGCGCAAGGCGCTGGCCGGAAACCCCGGCAAGCGAGCCCTGAATAAAGATGAACCTGTTTTTACGCCCATCAAAGGTGTTGAGCCACCGGAGTGGTTCGCTGAAGAAGATCTCCCTCTCGCCACGATCATGTGGCAACTGACAACCAAAGAACTCTGCGGTCAGGGCCTGCTGTGCGTGACTGACCTGGCGGTACTTGAGCGGTGGTGTGTGGCCTATGAATTCTGGCGACGTGCCGTGAAAAATATTACCAGACAGGGCAACACCATCACCGGTGCAATGGGCGGCATGGTCAAAAATCCGGAGCTGACCGCCAAAAAAGAACAGGAGTCCGAGATGAGCAGCACGGGGGCAATGCTCGGACTCGACCCCAGCAGCCGCCAGCGTCTGATTGGCCTGGCGGGGAAGAAGAAAGCCACTAACCCGTTTCTGACAATCTGAAAATCATCGAATCATGAGCCGGAAATCTTACCCCAACGTAAATGCAGCCAATCAGTATGCCCGGGATGTCGTGCGCGGAAAGATTGTTGCCTGCCAGTTTGTGATTCAGGCCTGCCAGCGCCATCTTGATGACCTGATGGCGGAAAAAAGTAAGTCGTTTCGTTACCGCTTCGACAAGGACCTGGCTGAACGGGCCGCGAAATTTATTCAGCTGTTGCCGCACACCAAGGGGGAGTGGGCATTCAAACGGATGCCCATCACGCTGGAGCCGTGGCAGCTATTTGTGATCTGCTGTGCGTTTGGCTGGGTCAATAAAGGCACCCGGTTGCGCCGCTTCCGGGAGGTGTACACCGAAATCCCCCGTAAGAACGGCAAATCAGCAATCTCTGCCGGTGTTGCCCTGTATTGTTTTGCCTGTGATAACGAGTTTGGCGCGGAAGTGTATTCCGGTGCCACGACAGAGAAACAGGCGTGGGAAGTCTTTCGCCCGGCGCGACTGATGTGTAAACGCACACCCATGCTGACAGAAGCGTTCGGGATTGAGGTTAACGCCTCAAACATGAACCGTCCGGAGGATGGCGCGCGGTTTGAACCGCTGATCGGCAACCCAGGTGATGGTTCATCACCCCACTGTGCCGTGGTGGATGAATATCACGAGCATGCCACCGATGCGCTTTATACCACAATGCTTACCGGGATGGGGGCGCGACGTCAGCCACTGATGTGGGCCATCACCACCGCCGGGTACAACATTGAGGGGCCGTGCTACGACAAACGGCGGGAAGTCATCGAGATGCTCAACGGCTCGGTGCCTAACGATGAACTGTTCGGGATCATCTATACCGTTGATGAAGGTGACGACTGGACCGACCCGCAGGTGCTGGAAAAAGCCAATCCAAATATTGGCGTGTCGGTTTATCGCGAATTTTTGTTAAGTCAGCAGCAGCGTGCGAAAAATAATGCCCGTCTGGCAAACGTCTTTAAAACAAAACACCTCAATATCTGGGTGTCGGCGCGTTCGGCGTATTTCAACCTGGTGAGCTGGCAGAGCTGCGAGGATAAATCACTGACTCTTGAGCAGTTCGAGGGGCAGCCGTGCATTCTGGCCTTTGACCTGGCGCGTAAGCTGGATATGAACAGCATGGCGCGACTTTATACCCGCGAGATTGACGGTAAAACGCATTACTACAGTGTGGCCCCGCGTTTCTGGGTACCGTATGACACGGTGTACAGCGTCGAGAAAAATGAAGATCGCCGGACAGCCGAACGCTTTCAGAAATGGGTGGAAATGGGCGTTCTGACCGTTACCGATGGTGCAGAGGTGGATTATCGCTACATCCTCGAAGAGGCCAAAGCGGCGAACAAAATCAGCCCGGTCAGTGAGTCACCCATCGACCCTTTTGGAGCGACCGGGCTGTCACATGACCTTGCTGATGAAGACCTGAATCCCGTTACTATCGTCCAGAACTTCGCCAATATGTCCGACCCGATGAAAGAGCTGGAGGCAGCGATTGAATCGGGACGCTTTCATCATGACGGCAATCCCATCATGACCTGGTGTATCGGCAATGTGGTCGGCAAAAACATGCCAGGTAACGATGATTTAGTGAAGCCCGTCAAAGAGCAGGCGGAAAACAAAATCGATGGTGCAGTTGCGCTGATTATGGCGGTTGGCAGAGCCATGCTGTACGAGAAAGAAGACACGCTGTCTGACCACATTGAGTCCTATGGGATCCGCTCGCTTTAACTGAGGTAATTATGATCATGCTGATTCTCGCGCCTCTGGTGGGCGTGCTGGGTGCGCTTTTGCTGGCGTATGGTGCCTGGCTGATTTATCCCCCGGCGGGTTTTGTTGTTGCCGGGGCGCTGTGCCTGTTCTGGTCGTGGCTGGTGGCGCGATATCTCGACCGTACACAGTCGTCTGTCGGCGGAGGTAAATAGTGTTCTTTTCGGGATTATTTCAACGAAAAAGTGACGCACCGGTGACCACGCCAGCAGAGCTGGCGGATGCCATCGGGCTGTCGTATGACACCTATACCGGAAAGCAGATCAGCAGTCAGCGGGCCATGCGACTGACGGCGGTTTTTTCCTGCGTCAGAGTGCTGGCAGAGTCGGTCGGGATGTTGCCCTGCAATCTGTATCACCTGAACGGCAGCCTGAAGCAGAGAGCCACCGGCGAACGTCTGCATAAACTGATCTCCACGCATCCCAATGGCTATATGACGCCGCAGGAGTTCTGGGAGCTGGTGGTCACCTGTCTGTGCCTGAGGGGAAACTTTTACGCCTACAAAGTGAAAGCATTTGGCGAAGTGGCTGAACTGCTGCCCGTCGATCCCGGCAGTGTGGTACCGAAGCTTAACAGTAGCTGGGAACCGGTCTATCAGGTCACATTCCCGGATGGCTCCACGGATGTACTGAGCCAGGAGGATATCTGGCATGTGCGTACGCTGACGCTGGACGGACTGGTGGGGCTGAATCCCATCGCCTATGCCCGCGAGGCAATATCGCTGGCGGCAGCGACCGAAGAGCACGGGGCCAGACTGTTCAGCAATGGCGCGGTGACATCGGGTGTTTTGCGTACAGAGCAGACGCTGTCGGATCAGGCTTATGAGCGCCTGAAGAAAGATTTTGAGGAGCGTCACACCGGGCTTGGCAATGCTCACCGCCCGATGATCCTTGAGATGGGGCTGGACTGGAAGTCGATGGCGTTGAACGCAGAGGACAGCCAGTTCCTGGAAACCCGCAAGTTTCAGCTTGAAGAAATTTGTCGTCTGTTCCGTGTGCCATTGCACATGGTGCAGAACACCGATCGCGCCACCTTCAACAATATCGAAGAGCTGGGGCTCGGATTTATCAACTATTCACTGGTGCCGTATCTGACCCGCATTGAGCAGCGGATCAACACCGGACTGGTACGAAAAAGTAAGCAGGGTGTTTATTACGCCAAATTTAACGCCGGGGCGTTACTGCGCGGGGATATGAAGTCCCGTTTTGAAGCCTACGCCACCGGGATTAACTGGGGAATTTACTCTCCCAATGACTGCCGCGACCTGGAAGATATGAATCCGCGTCCCGGTGGTGATGTCTATCTCACACCGATGAACATGACCACGAAACCCTCCGATGGCAGTAAAGCCGGTAAGCAGAAGGATAACGCCAATGCAGACGAAACAACGTCTTGATGTACCGCTGAGTCTGAAATCTGTCAGTGACTCCGGTGAGTTTGAAGGATATGGCTCCGTCTTTGGTGTAAAGGACAGCCACGATGATGTGGTGATGTCCGGGGCATTTGCTGCGTCCCTGCGGGCGTGGAGTGACAGAAAAGCGTTACCTGCGCTGCTCTGGCAGCACCGCATGGATGAGCCCATCGGTGTTTACACCGAAATGAAGGAAGACGATGTCGGGCTTTACGTCAGGGGGCGGTTGCTCATTGATGATGATCCCCTGGCAAAACGCGCACATGCACACATGAAGGCCGGTTCGTTAACCGGCCTTTCTATTGGGTACGTCCTGAAGGACTGGGAATACGACCGGACGAAAGAAGCCTTTCTGCTGAAAGAAATCGACCTCTGGGAAGTCAGTCTGGTGACGTTTCCGTCTAACGACGAGGCGCGGATCAGCGACGTCAAGAACGCGCTGGCCCGCGGGGAAATCCCCGAACAGAAAAAAATCGAAAGAGTCCTGCGTGATGTCGGACTCTCCCGTACCCAGGCCAAAGCATTCATGGCCGGGGGCTATAGCGCACTGTCCCTGCGCGACGCTGAGGATGTGGGCTCTGCACTGAATGCACTGAAAAATCTGAACTTCTAATCAGGAGAAATACGATGGCGGTAGATATTAAAGATGTCGAACAGGTCGCGCAGGAGCTGCAGCAGAAGTTTGACGACTTCAAAGCAAAGAACGACAAGCGCGTGGATGCGATTGAGCAGGAAAAAGGCAAGCTTGCCGGGCAGGTGGAAACTCTGAACGGGAAACTCAGCGAGCTGGAAAATCTCAAAAGCGATCTTGAAAAAGAGCTGCTTGAGCTGAAACGTCCGGCAGGTGGCGCGCAAAATAAACTGGCCACCGAGCATAAAGAAGCGTTTGTGGGCTTTTTGCGTAAAGGCCGTGAAGATGGTCTGCGCGATCTGGAGCGTAAGGCATTGCAGGTGGGCACCGATGAAGACGGTGGCTATGCCGTGCCGGAAGCGCTGGATCGCAACATTCTCACCCTGCTGAAAGATGAAGTGGTGATGCGCCAGGAAGCCACGGTGATCACCGTTGGCGGTTCCGACTACAAAAAACTGGTGAATCTGGGCGGCACGGCTTCCGGATGGGTGGGGGAAACGGATACGCGATCCCAGACTGCCACCTCCAGACTGGAGCTGATTGAACCTCTCATGGGGGAAATCTACGGCAACCCGCAGGCCACCCAGAAAATGCTGGACGATGCCTTCTTCAACGTGGAGGCCTGGATCAACAGCGAGCTGGCAACCGAATTTGCCGAACAGGAAGAAATTGCCTTTACCTCAGGCGATGGCACCAAGAAGCCGAAAGGGTTCCTGGCGTATGAATCCACTGATGAAACCGACAAGGTCCGGGCGTTCGGCAAACTTCAGCATATTGTATCCGGCGAAGCGACCGCGGTGACCGCAGACGCCATTATCAAACTGATTTACACGCTGCGTAAGGCACACCGCACTGGCGCGAAGTTCATGATGAACAACAACAGCCTGTTTGCCATCCGTCTGCTGAAAGACACCGAGGGTAACTATCTGTGGCGTCCGGGGCTGGAACTGGGGCAGCCGTCCTCTCTGGCGGGTTACGGTATCGCTGAAAACGAACAGATGCCGGATATCGCCGCTGATGCGAAAGCCATTGCATTTGGTAACTTCAAACGGGGTTACACCATCGTTGACCGTATCGGCACCCGCATTCTGCGTGACCCGTACACCAATAAACCGTTTGTCGGTTTTTATACCACCAAGCGCACCGGCGGGATGCTGGTCGATTCGCAGGCCATCAAACTGCTGAAGATTGCAGCGGCGTAATCACTCAGGGGCGCGGAACCGCGCCCCCTGTTCTGACGGGTGAAGAATCATGATCCTGAAACAAGATCTGAAATGGTCACCGGACGGTATGCGTGTTGAGGTCATTCAGGCCGGTGAGTATGACGACGGGGCGCTTCCTGCCCGGGTGCAGGAGATTGCACTTCAGGCCGGGTTAGCAGAGCGCGGAATCAGTGCAAAAAGCAGTAAAGCGGCAAAAGAGAAAAAGCCACGACCAGTAAAGAGGGCTGAGTATGCTTCTGACAATGGAAGAGATTAAAGCCCAACTCCGGCTGGATGAGGATTTCGATACTGATGACCGCCATCTGCAACTGCTGGCATGTGCGGCACAAAAGCGGACGGAAACGTATCTGAACCGGAAGCTCTATGCACCGGATGAAACCATTCCGGACAGCGATCCGGACGGGCTGCACCTGCCGGATGATATTCGTCTGGGGATGCTGATGCTTATCAGCCATTTTTACGAAAACCGCTCGTCGGTTACGGAAGTGGAGAAACTCGACATGCCGCAGAGTTTTGGCTGGCTTGTCGGCCCGTACAGGTACTTTCCGCAATGAAAATTCGTCAGGCGCAGACCAGCGCAACCTACATTCTGCCGGACCCCGGTGAACTGAATAAACGCGTCCTGATCCGCCTGCGGGTGGATATGCCCGCGGATAACTTTGGCGTGGAGCCTCAATACCCGGTTACGTTCCGGACATGGGCGAAGGTTATCCAGACCAGTGCCACCACCTGGCAGGAAACCGCGCAGACCGGGGACGCCATCACCCATTACATCACCATTCGTTACCGCCGGGGGATCACCGCTGATTATGAGGTGGTCTGCGGTGACAGTGTGTACCGGGTGAAACGTCAGCGCGATCTGAACGGGGCGCGGCGCTTTCTGCTGCTGGAGTGTACGGAGCTGGGCGAATGTAGGCAGAGTCACGGAGGCAACAATGACGACTTCCTTTTTGCACGTTGATTTTCAGCAGCCCGCGGAGATGCGCTTTAACCGCGCCCGTGTCCGGCGGGCGTTTGTCACGATTGGTCAGCGTCATATGCGTGATGCCCGTCGGCTGGTGATGCGCCGTGCGCGGTCGGCACCGGGTGAAAACCCCGGTTATCAGACCGGACGCCTGGCTCGTTCGATTGGTTACATGGTACCCAGAGCCAGTAAACATCGCCCTGGTTTTATGGCACGTATAGCCCCTAACCAGCGTAATGGAGAGGGAAACCGCCGTATCACCGGTGATTTTTATCCGGCTTTTTTGTTCTATGGCGTGAGGCGAGGGGAAAAGCGTCGTCGCAGCCATCATCGTGGTGCATCCGGTGGCAGCGGCTGGCGACTTGCTCCACGTAATAACTTCATGGTGGAAACGCTTGAAAAGAACCGCAGCTGGACACGCTATTTTCTGGCGCGGGAATTGCGTAAATCACTGAAGCCGGAGCGACGACACAGATGAAACTGACGCCTGTTATTGCTGCACTGCGTGCCCGCTGTCCGTATTTTGAAAACCGGGTTGCAGGCGCGGCCCAGTTCAAAAATCTGCCGGAGGTCGGAAAGCTGAAGCTCCCGGCGGCATATGTGGTACCGGGTGATGATTCTCCGGGAGAAAACAAAAGCCAGACCGACTACTGGCAGGAGCTGAAAGAGGGTTTCTCCGTGGTTGTCATACTGAGTAACGGGCGTGATGAGCGCGGTCAGTTTGCCTCGTATGATGTGGTGGACGATGTCCGGCAGATGCTCTTTAAGGCTCTGCTGGGCTGGAACCCGGAGGCGTGCGGTAACCCGATTACCTATGACGGCGGCACGCTGCTGGATCTGAATCGTCATGAGCTGATTTATCAGTTCGATTTTTCGGTCATCAGCGAGCTGACTGAAGACGATACCCGCCAGCAGGATGATCTGAACAGTCTGGATGAACTGCAAACGCTGGCGATTGATGTTGATTATCTCGAGCCCGGTAACGGGCCTGACGGCGATATCGAACATCACACCGAAATAACTCTTCCTTCCTGAGGATCCTCATGTTTGTCAAACCTGTTAAAGGGCGGTCAGTTCCTGATCCTGCCCGCGGCGACCTTTTGCCCGCCGAAGGGCGAAATGTTGACGAGAACAACTACTGGCTGCGCCGTGAAGCAGCTGGTGATATCCGGCGCGTGAATAAAAAGGTGAATACCGATGACGATAAGCTTTAACACCATTCCGTCGAATACGCTGGTTCCGTTGTTTTATGCGGAAATGGATAACCAGGCGGCGAATACTGCACAGGACAGCGGAGCATCGCTGCTGATTGGTCATGCCAATAACGGTGCAGAGATTGTTGCCAACAGTCTGGTACTGATGCCGTCGGCAGACTATGCACGCCAGATTTGTGGTGCGGGAAGTCAGCTGGCGCGTATGGTCGAGGCTTATCGCCAGACTGACCCGTTTGGCGAGCTGTATGTGATTGCCGTTCCTGAATCCACAGGCGCGGCGGCAACGGTTACGCTGACGGTGACCGGGGCGGCAACCGAAACCGGCACGGTGAATGTGTATGTGGGACGTACCCGCGTGCAGGCACCGGTGACTAACGGCGATAACGTCACGATGATTGCCAGCAGTATCCAGGATGCCATCAATGCCGTTCCGACCCTGCCGTTTACGGCTTCATCTTCGGCAGGCGTGGTCACACTGACCGCGCGTCATAAGGGGCTTTGCGGGAATGAAATTCCTGTCAGCCTCAATTACTACGGCTTTGGTGGGGGCGAAGTGCTGCCAGCGGGCGTACAGATTGCCGTGGCGACGGGTACCGCCGGAACGGGTGCTCCGGTTCTCACCGGCGCGGTGGCTGCAATGGCGGATGAGCCGTTTGATTATATTGGCCTGCCGTTCAACGACACGGCCTCCGTTAACACGCTGGTGACCGAGATGAACGATACCAGCGGTCGCTGGAGCTATGCGCGTCAGCTGTATGGTCATGTGTATACGGCAAAGACCGGCACGCTGTCAGAACTGGTGACCGCAGGTGACCAGTTTAACCAGCAGCACATTACCCTGGCGGGGTACGAAAAAGACACCCAGACGCCTGCCGACGAGCTGGCGGCAAGCCGTACCGCCCGCGCAGCGGTGTTTATCCGCAACGATCCGGCACGTCCCACGCAGACCGGTGAGCTGGTGGGTATGCTGCCTGCGCCGAAGGGGAAACGGTTCACGATGACCGAGCAGCAGACCCTGCTGTCTCATGGCGTGGCAACGGCGTATGTCGAAAGCGGGGTGCTGCGCATTCAGCGTGATGTCACCACGTACAGGAAAAATGCTTACGGGGTTGCGGATAACAGCTACCTCGACAGCGAGACGCTGCATACCAGTGCGTATGTACTGCGCAAACTGAAATCCGTCATTACCAGTAAGTACGGGCGTCACAAGCTTGCCAGCGACGGTACCCGCTTTGGTCCCGGTCAGGCGATTGTCACCCCGGCGGTAATCAAAGGGGAACTGCTGGCAACCTACCGTCAGCTTGAGCGTGCGGGGATCGTGGAAAACTACGAACTGTTTAAGCAGTACCTGGTTGTGGAGCGTGATGCCAGCGATCCGAACCGCCTGAACACGCTGTTCCCGCCTGACTATGTTAACCAGTTGCGTGTTTTTGCCGTGGTTAACCAGTTCCGTCTTCAGTATTCAGAGGAGTCTGCATAATGGCCCGTATCGGGGGAACCTGTTATTTCAAAATTGACGGTCAGCAGCTATCGCTGACCGGCGGCATTGAGGTGCCCATGAACAGGACGGTCAATGATGACATCATCGGCCTGGACGGTTCAGTGGACCGCAAGGAAACTCACCGTGCGCCTTATGTCAAAGGGACCTTCAAGGTGCCGAAGAATTTTCCGGTGAGCAAAATCACCTCGTCTGATGAGATGACCATCACTGCCGAGCTGGCGAACGGTCAGGTCTATGTATTGTCGTCCGCCTGGCTGCACGGAGAAGCGAACCATAATGCCGAAGAAGGCACGGTTGATCTTGAGTTCCACGGTGAAGAAGGGGATTACCAGTAATGAAAGAGCTTGAGTTAAAGAAACCGATTATCGCTCATGGTGAGACACTCTCCGTACTGGAGTTTGATGAACCCACCGGGAAGGATGTCCGCGAGCTGGGGTATCCCTACCAGATGAATCAGGATGAGTCCGTCAGACTTCTGGCGCATGTGGTGTCGAAATACATTGTGCGGCTGGCGAAAGTGCCGCAAAGCTCTGTCGACCAGATGTCTCCGGCAGACCTGAATGCAGCGGCGTGGCTTGTGGCTGGTTTTTTCCTCCAGGCCTGACGGCTGAATACCTCACTGATCGCTTCTTTGACTGCGCCAGCTACTGGCGCATTAATCCCTTCGAATTGCTGAGTATGCCGATCAGTGAAATTCCCTTGCTGGTCAGTCAGGCAAACAGGATAGAGCAGGAGAAACGCACACATGGCTGAATTTGAGCTTAAGGCGTTGATCACCGGTGTCGACAGGCTTTCTCCCGCGCTGTCGAAAATGCAAAAGAAAATCCGGGGATTTAAACGCCAGGCGGAAGAAGCGTCACAGGGTGGGCTGGCGCTTGGGGGCGGATTGGCAGCGGGTCTGACGCTTTCCCTGAAATCTTATGCCGATCAGGAAAACGCCGCCACCGGGCTGAAAGTCGCCATGATGGATGCGAACGGCGAGGTTGGAAAGAGCTTTCAGGACATCAATAAACTGGCTATTGGCCTGGGTAACCAGCTACCTGGTACAACGGCTGATTTCCAGAACATGATGCAGATGCTGGTGCGTCAGGGGATCCCGGCAGAAAACATTCTGGGTGGTGTGGGTAAAGCGACAGCTTATCTTGCGGTACAACTGAAAAAAACACCGGAAGCGGCTGCTGAGTTTGCTGCAAAGATGCAGGATGCTACCGGAACGGCGTCAGAAGACATGATGGGGCTGTTCGACACTATCCAGAAGGCGTTTTATCTGGGCGTTGACGATACCAACATGTTGTCCTTCTTCACTAAAACCAGTTCTGTTCTGAAGATGGTGAACAAGGATGGTCTTCAGGCTGCACAGAGCCTTGCCCCCATCAGCGTCATGATGGATCAGATGGGGATGAACGGGGAGTCGGCAGGTAATGCCCTGCGAAAAGTTATCCAGTCCGGATTAAGCGTTAAGAAAATCAGGGACGTTAATAAAGTTATGGCCCGCCAGAAACTCGGGGTACAGCTCGATTTTACTGACGGCAAAGGAAGTTTTGGCGGTCTTGATAACATGTTCAGGCAACTGGCAAAGCTGCGAAAACTGACCGACGTTAAGCGAACAGGTGTACTTAAGGCAATATTTGGTGATGATGCCGAAACCCTTCAGGTGGTCAATGCACTAATCGATAAAGGAAAGGATGGCTACGATCAGATCCAGCAGAAGATGAATAAACAGGCCAGCCTGAATAAACGTGTTCAGGCACAGCTTGGTACGCTGTCCAACCTGTGGGAGGCAATGACAGGGACCGCAACTAACGGCCTTGCGGCTATTGGCGGCGCATTTTCTGGTGACGCTAAAAATATCACACAATGGCTGGGGGAGTTGGGGGAGAAATTCACGAAGTTTGCGGATGAAAATCCCCGGGTTATTCGCGGCGTCGTCGGGCTTGCTGCCGGTCTTGCGATTCTGAAACTGGGATTGATGGGCGTGGGCAGTGCCATCAGTATTGTCAGCAGGATTATGTCGATGACGCCGATTGGCATGATTGCGACGGCGATTGCTCTGGCTGCGGGATTAATTATCACTAACTGGGATGTTGTCGGACCTTATTTCAAGAAGCTCTGGGAAACCATTGGTCCTTATTTTGAGGCAGGTTGGGAACTTCTGAAGAAGGTTTTTGCCTGGTCGCCGCTGGGGATGGTGATCAATAACTGGGGACCGGTTGTTAAGTGGTTTCAGGATATGTGGGACAAGCTGAAGCCAATTATTGAGTGGTTTACCGACAGTTTCGGTGACACGGTCGATGCCATTAACTCTGCGCAGTGGGGCGCGGGTGCTTATGATGCTTATGGGACGGGAATACCGGCGCGGGGATACACACCTTATCCGGCGGTGGATCCGGCTCAGTCAAACAACGCCTCCGATGCCACAGGCTCGAATCCCTTCATGATTAACAAAGCTTCTGTGCCAAAAGTTGATGGTGAGATCAAGGTATCTTTTGTGAATTCGCCTCCGGGTATGCGGGTTATGGAAACGCGATCCAGCGGTTTTGATGTCAGCCATGATGTTGGCTATACGCGGTTCAGGTAGTGTACAAAATGATTAATGTGTTTTTGTCTGGCATAATTTGGGTTTTCAGCTTTAAGTAGTTAATATAATCATTCCTTACAAATGATTGAAGGGATGATTATGCGTATCTTTGTTTTTTTTATATCTGCACTTTTATCTTTTAACTTGGCTGCGGAAGAGTGTAAGTTCAGCTTTAATGAGTCAGAATTAATCTCTTCTATAGGTATTGCACCAGTTAAGCAAGAGATAATAAAGGACGAAGGAATAACTAAGCGGCAATATGAATTCAGAAGAGAATTATCTTCTGAAGAAATGCTTAGTGATGACGCTGATGAAAAATATGAGCCGCAGTTTTATATATCTGTTTATAATCCATCATGCCCACAAAAGGTTATTGTTTGGTTTTTCAAAGACAATAAAAACACAATGGATTTAAGTAATGAGGTCCTTGCTGGTAGAGCGTTCAAGTATTTAACTGGTGTTAATGAAAGTATTTTTGAAAATAAAATGAAAAAGTTTTTAAAGGTACAGTCATTTGAATCTTTTGATGAAAGGACAGATTCTAAATTTATAAAGAGTGGTGATATTTATTCCATTGATGTTCAACTCAGATAGTAATTAAAAATATTAGGTTCCCGCCACATCTTCTGCGATGTAAATAACTGACAAAGCAGATTTGGCGGGTTTTTTGTATCCGGAGTTTATATGACGTGGAAAGACAGGCTTCAGGATGCGTCATTTCGCGGCGTACCGTTTAAGGTTGAAGAAGAAAGTGCGGGAACCGGTCGCCGTGTGGAAACACACGAATATCCGAACCGCGACAAGCCCTATACCGAAGATCTGGGAAAAGTCACTTTCCGCCCGTCCATCACAGCTTATGTGGTGGGAGATGACTGCTTTGACCAGCGCGATCGCCTGATTGACGCGCTGAATAAACCCGGTCCCGGCACGCTTGTCCACCCGACATATGGTGAGCTGAAAGTCTGTGTTGACGGGGAAGTTCGGGTCAGCACATCGAAAAGTGAAGGGCGTATTGTCCGCTTTGACCTGAAGTTTGTCGAAGCAGGAGAACTCTCTTACCCCACATCAGGTGCGGCGACGGCGCAGACGCTGATGTCATCCTGTTCTGCACTGGATGACTGCATCAGTGACAGCTTCAGCGGTTTCAGTATCGATGGTGTGGCGGATTTCGTGCAGAACGACGTTATCGGTAATGCCAGCATAATGCTGGGGTATGTTTCTGATGCGATGAAAGTGGTGGATTCTGCCGTATCGGATGCCGCCAGGCTGTTGCAGGGGGATATCTCGGTACTTCTGCCGCCGCCATCGTCAGGCAAAAATTTCGTTGAGCAGGTGCAGAAAATGTGGCGTACCGGGAAACGCCTTTATGGTAACGCCAGCGACCTGGTCACCATGATCAAAACGCTTTCCGGTGTCAGCCTCGGCAGCGATCTGCAACCGCGCGGCGTCTGGAAAACGGACAGTAAAACCACCGCCACGGCGACGCAGCAGCGTAACGTGGTTGCCAGCACCCTTCGTACGACCGCAATCAGCGAAGCGGCGTATGCCGTCACCCGATTGCCTGCGCCAACAACTTCCGCGGTGATGCAGAATTCCGCAGTGGGGCAGGCAACAACACCCGCGCAGAGCACTGGCTGGCCTTCCGTCACGCATCCGGCACTGAACAATGCACCGGCGGTGAAAAACACGGTTGACCTGCCGACGTGGGAAGAACTGACTGACATTCGCGACACACTGAATACGGCAATTGATAAGGAGTTGTCCCGTACAACCAGCGATGCGCTGTTTCTGGCGCTGCGCCGGGTGAAAGCAGATCTGAATGCGGATATCAACACGCGCCTTGAACAGTCTGCACGGATCATTCAGCGCACACCGGATGAGGTTTTACCCGCGCTGGTGCTGGCGGCGACCTGGTTTGATAACGCGGCGCGTGACGCGGACATTATCCGGCGTAATGCCATTACGCATCCCGGCTTTGTGCCGGTGATCCCTCTGAAGGTGCCAGTGCAATGAACGACAATGTCACGCTACGGGTAAATGGCCGGGAGTGGAATGGCTGGACATCGGTGCGCATCGGTGCCGGTATTGAACGGCTGGCGCGGGATTTCAGTGTGGAGATCACCCGCCAGTGGCCGGGAGATGAGGGTATCACCACGCTTCAGCCGCGCATTAAAAACGGTTCAAAAGTGGAGGTGCTGATTGGTGATGAGCTGGTGATCACCGGCTGGGTGGAGGCGACGCCCGTTCGTTACGATGCCCGTTCGGTCAGCACCGGTATTGCCGGACGCAGTCTGACCGCTGACCTGATTGACTGTGCAGCCGAACCGACACAGTTTAATGGACGATCGCTGGTACAGATTGCGCAGGCGCTTGCTGCGCCTTTCGGCATTGAGGTGGTGAACAACGGTGCGCCGTCGGGTGTTATTCCTGATGTCCAGCCTGATCACGGTGAAACGGTGATTGAGGTAATCAACAAAATACTCGGTCAGCAGCAGGCACTGGCTTACGACGACCCGCACGGCAGGCTGGTGATTGGCGGTATTGGCTCAACGCGGGCACATACTGCGCTGGTACTCGGGGAAAACATCCTTTCCTGCGATACGGAGAAGAGTATCCGGGAGCGGTTTTCTGTTTACCAGGTGGCGGGGCAGCGTGCCGGAAACGACGATGATTTCGGTGAGGCCACCACCACCGCGCTGCGGGCCCGCACAGAGGACGCATTTATTGCCCGTTACCGTCCGATGTATATCAGGCAGACAGGGCAGGCTACGGGGGCAGGCTGTATTGCCCGTGCGGACTTTGAAGCCCGACAACGGGCGGCGCGGACGGATGAAACCACCTATGTGGTGCAGGGCTGGCGACAGGGTAACGGTACGCTGTGGCAGCCCAACCAGCGGGTGATTGTCTTTGATCCGGTCTGTGGTTTCGACAATACCGAACTGCTTGTTTCGGAAGTCACGTTTACTCAGGACCAGAACGGCACCCTGACGGAAATCCGTGTCGGCCCACCTGATGCTTATCTGCCTGAACCCGAAGCCCCCGGCGCGCGGAAAAAGAAAAAAGCCAGAGTACAGGAGGACCCGTTCTGATGAGGACGATTGAAGCCATGCAGCGACAACTCCTCGGCCTGATTGGGCGGGCCGTGGTGAAAAGCATCAGTGCCGCCACGAAATGTCAGACCGTGGATGTGTCCCTGATTGCCGGTGAACCCAAAGCCGGGGTTGAACATCTTGAACCCTACGGTTTTACCTCAAGGGCAAACAGCGGTGCGGAAGCGGTGGTGTTGTTTCCGGATGGCGACCGTTCTCATGCGGTGGTTGTTACGGTGTCGGACCGGCGCTACCGCCTGAAAGGGCTGCAGACGGGTGAGGTGGCTGTCTATGACGATCAGGGGCAGTCCGTGACGCTGACCCGGGAGGGGCTCGTGGTGGACGGTGCAGGTAAAACGATCACGTTTCGCAATTCACCTAAAGCGCGTTTTGAAATGGACCTGGAAGTGACCGGACAGGTGAAAGACCTGTGCGATTCCGGCGGCACCACCATGTCAGCGATGCGGCTTGCCTATAACGGCCATCGTCACAGAGAGAACGGTCAGGGCAGTAACACCGACAAACCGGATAAAGCGATGGAGGCATGATGGAACTGTGGCTGACGGTGAACGGTAAACGCACCTGCGCCAGCGCACCGCTGGATCCGCTGACCCGCGCCGTGGTGATTTCCCTGTTCACCTGGCGGCGGGCGGAGCCTGATGATAATGCCGACGTCCCGATGGGATGGTGGGGGGATACCTGGCCTGCGGTACAGAATGACCGTTACGGCTCCCGACTGTGGCTGCTTCAGCGCAGCAAACTGACCAATCAGCTGGTGCAGACGGTAAGGGGGTATATCCGCGAATGCCTGCAATGGATGATTGATGACGGCGTGGTGTCCCGTATTGATCTGGATATCCGCCGCACCGGGATTAATGAACTGGGTAACAGTATCACTCTCTGGCGTCGTGACGGACCGGTAATGATTTCTTTTGATGATCTGTGGAGTGCGATAACGCATGGCGGACAGTGAATTTCAGCGCCCGACGCTGGCAGAAAATATCAGTATGCTCCGTAACGATTTATTCGCCAGGCTGGACGTCAGCGACACGCTCCGGCGCATGGATGAAGACGTGCGGGCAAAGGTGTATGCGGCGGCGCTGCATACGGTTTACGGTTACATCGATTATCTGGCAATGAACATGCTGCCTGACCTGTGCGATGAGTCCTGGCTGGCGCGACATGCTGCGATGAAACGGTGTCCGCGCAAGGAGGCCACGGCTGCCAGCGGGTATATGCGCTGGGAAGGTGTCAGCGATGGCCTGAAGGTGACTGCCGGGAGTGTTATTCAGCGCGATGACCTGGTTCAGTACACGGCAACTGCCGATGCAACCAGCTCTGGTGGTGTCCTGCGCGTGCCGATCGCCTGCTCAAGTGCAGGTGCGGTCGGTAACGCTGACGACGGTACGGCATTAATCCTGGTCACGCCGGTGAATGGTCTGCCGTCTTCCGGTGTGGCTGACACCCTGACAGGCGGATTTGATACTGAAGAGCTGGAAACGTGGCGCGCCCGCGTCATTGAGCGGTATTACTGGACGCCTCAGGGCGGGGCTGACGGGGACTATGTCGTCTGGGCTAAAGAAGTGCCCGGCATTACCCGCGCATGGACATACCGTCACTGGATGGGAACGGGAACTGTCGGTGTGATGATTGCCAGCAGTGACCTGATTAATCCCATTCCGGAAGAATCAACGGAAACGGCGGCAAGACAACATATCGAGCCACTGGCCCCGGTGGCAGGGTCTGATTTGTATGTGTTCAGGCCGGTGGCACATACGGTGGATTTTCATATCCGTGTGACGCCGGACACACCGGAAATACGGGCTGTCATCACCGCGGAGTTGCGTTCGTTCCTGCTGCGTGATGGTTATCCGCAGGGAGAACTGAAGGTATCGCGTATCAGTGAGGCGATTTCCGGTGCGAACGGGGAATACAGCCATCAGTTGCTTGCACCGGCAGACAATATCTCCATTGCAAAAAATGAACTGGCGGTTCTGGGGACGATTTCATGGACGTGACAAACGATGATTACATCCGTCTGTTGTCGGCACTGCTGCCGCCCGGTCCGGCGTGGTCAGCCAGCGATCCGGCGATTGCAGGTGCGGCACCGTCATTAACCCGTGTTCATCAGCGTGCGGATGCCCTGATGCGGGAGTTGGATCCGCGCACCACCACTGAACTGATAAACCGCTGGGAGCGTCTGTGCGGTCTGCCGGATGAATGTATTCCCGCAGGGACACAGACCCTTCGCCAGCGTCAGCAACGGCTGGATGCGAAGGTTAATCTGGCGGGCGGCATCAATGAGGATTTTTACCTTGCACAGCTTGCTGCCCTGGGCAGACCAGACGCCACTATCACGCGATACGATAAAAGTACGTTCACCTGCTCATCGGCCTGTACTGACGCGGTGAATGCGCCGGAATGGCGGTATTACTGGCAGGTCAACATGCCAGCCGCCACCAACACCACCTGGATGACATGTGGCGATCCCTGTGATTCCGCACTGCGTATCTGGGGCGACACCGTTGTCGAGTGCGTGCTTAACAAACTCTGCCCTTCGCATACCTACGTAATTTTTAAATATCCGGAGTAATCCATGCATCGTATAGACACGAAAACCGCGCAGAAGGATAAGTTCGGCGCGGGTAAGAACGGTTTTACCCGTGGTAACCCCCAGACCGGAACGCCTGCCACCGATCTGGATGATGACTACTTTGACATGTTGCAGGAGGAGCTTTGCAGCGTGGTGGAGGCATCCGGTGCCAGCCTGGAGAAGGGGCGGCACGACCAGCTGCTTACCGCGCTTCGTGCGCTGCTGTTAAGCCGCAAGAATCCGTTTGGCGATATCAAATCGGACGGCACGGTGAAAACGGCTCTCGAAAACCTTGGTTTAGGAGAAACGATAAATCTCGCTGCGGGTGCACTGCAAAAATCGCAGAATGGCGGCGATATTCCGGACAAAAAACAATTTGCGAGAACTATCGGCGCGGTAACATCGACTACCATTACACTTGGTGAATCAGGCTGGTTCAAAATCGCCACGGTTGTAATGCCGCAGGCTACATCAACAGCGGTGATTAAACTGTACGGTGGGGCGGGGTTTAACGCTGGTTCACCTGAACAGGCGGCAATCAGCGAACTGGTATTGCGTGCCGGTAATGGCTCACCTGTTGGAATAACTGCCACGTTGTGGAGACGCTCGCCTGCTGCGGCTAACGAGGTCGCATGGGTTAATACATCAGGCGACACCTACGATATTTATATTAATATCGGCCAGTATGCGTACTGGTTAATTGCGCAATATGACTACACCGGTAATGCAAATGTCACGTTGCACAGTACGCCTGAATATTCATCAGTACAGCCGGGAAACTCAACCAGCGGTCAGACATATACAATTTACAGTAGTCTGATGAAACCAACAGCCGGTGATGTGGGTGCATTGCCGATTACAGGGGGACAGCTAAACGGTCCGTTAAGCATTGGTACTGACAATGCACTGGGCGGTAATTCAATTGTACTCGGTGATAACGATACCGGTTTTAAACAGAACGGTGACGGGATACTGGATACATACGCGAACAACCAGCACACCGTTCGTGTCGCTCCCGGTGAAATGATGGTTCTGGGAGCTATTCGCGCAGGCAAAGAAAAAAAACTGTCACTAACGAGTAATAATAATTCGACAATGACAGCCACGTTTAACTTATGGGGCGACGCAAACAGGCCCACTGTAATTGAACTGGATGATGATCAGGGATGGCAGTTATACAGCCAGCGAAACCCTGATGGTTCAGTCCTGTTTACGGTCAATGGCGATATCACCGCTAACGTACTGCGTGCAGGCGGGGCCATCTATCAGAATAACGGTGATATCTTTGGTTCGCTATGGGGAAATGGCTGGTTAAGTACCTGGATTAATAATAATCTCGTCTTAGATGTTCAGTTAGGGGCCGGCACATCAGTGACTACCTGGAACAATGCAGGGTCATGGCCTAACACTCCCGGATATGTAGTTACCTCCGTCTGGAAAGATTATCAGGGCGAAAATATTGATGGTATTAATTATGCGCCTTTGCAAAAACGAGTCGGGAATCAGTGGTATACCGTACAAGGGGGAACGGTATAATGAAAAAATATCAGAATATCAAAAATTTCAGACTGACTGACGCGCCTGTAAACAGGGGGAAAACTCAGGCCGAAATAAATATAGGTGCATATTTTCTGAAGTCAGACGACGGACAGGACTGGTATGAGTGTCAGTCATTATTTTCTGATGATACTGCAAAAATAATGTACGACCATGAAGGGGTTATCTGGGGTGTTGTTAATAAGCCAGTCCCGCAACGTGGCAACACATATTCTGTATCAATGTTGTGGCCGGTTAATATGTCTGTTGCGGAAATAGACGCTGCTGACTGTCCTGATGATTGCCGTGGTGATGGCTCATGGTTGTACAGGGATGGTAAGGTTTTACCCGTTCCGGTGGATTATCAGGCTAAGGCCGAAACCACCCGACAGAAACTACTGGATGCCGCTAACAGCGCCATTGCCGACTGGCGAACCGAACTGGCGTTGGGTGAAATAAGTGACGACGATAAGGCCAGCCTGACTAAATGGATGGCGTATATCAGGGCGCTTAAAACGCTGGATTTGAGCGGCGTGAAAGACTCAGCCACCTTCACGGAAATCAGGTGGCCTGAATTACCACAATAACGACTACTGGCTGGCTGGCTTATCCGGCCAGTCAGGATTTGAGGTATCCACCCGGTTTACCAGTACACTGTAGAGCTCCCAGGCGTCCAGCCGTTTAATCTCTTCATCTGTGGCAATTTTTAGTTTTACTGCCCGTGCCAGTGGCGCAATGACTGACTCTGCTCCGGCAAGGAGTTCCGCTTTTCTGGATTCAGCCTGTGCAACCAGTTCTTCAGGCGTATATTCGCGATGTTCAACCAGTACTGGGCCTCCTTTCCTGTGCTCAATATATTTTCCGTCCACCTGACCCTGCATAAGTTCATGGTAGTGTTCATCAGTCAGAGGAATTAGATCAGTCGGGCAATCTCCCGATTCGGTATCCGGCTTGTAGAAAAAACCTTTCTCTTTAAAGCTGTAATAATAATCGCTCATTTTATCTCCCAATCGCAAACCAGGCTACAGGGTAGTTATTTATATGATTACTGCTCGATGAATCTTTTGTAGCGGCAAAAAACTGGCTTTTACTCACCGGATATCCAAACGCGTTATCCACCGCCCCCCCCTGCTGATTATTGTTGGTGACAAATACAGCAAAGCAGGATGCCGGAAACTCTCGCGGGAAATTGTAGGTTCCGTTTGAGCTACCAAGTGTCCCCCATTGCATTATAAACCCGGTGCTTTCGTCACGAACCCATCCATAATCACCCAGACTGGCAGTATTTTTGCGGTTGTAATTGTTATTAAGGAAGTCATTCAGCCAGCCACCCCACACATCACCATATAAATTACCATCAGGAGCAACACGGCTTTTACCGCTCAATAAAATTTCTGTAGCTGTAATCCTGCCCGGCGCGCGAAATTCTCCGGTTGCAACATCAAATACCCATATTTTATCGTTAACATCAAAGTCTGTTTTCGCGTGAATTGCAATTTGTGGGAAATTAGTATTCCCACTAGTTAATATTCCGAAAGAGGCGGCTACAGGATAGCCAGACTCCAGTGAGACCTTTCCTTTCAGGAGCGGGAAAAAATTATTATCATTATTCTGACGGTGAACCATTGGTACACTAAACGGTGCTTCACTGCTTAACTGACCAGAAAATCCCCCCGCCCCCTCCGGCCAGTTATTATCAACAAGAGCCTGAAAATTTTTAGTCAGCATCTTTTTACTGTGCTGCAATTCATTTTCATTAAAATATCCTGCCAGCACGTTGTTAGCCATAAATGCCAGATTACCGTCGCCGTTCCCTTTGAGCCCGGTATCGTTATCACCGATAGCGATGGAACTACCGCCCAGTGTGTTATTAGTATTCACGCCGAAGGAAGATGTCTGTGGCAGGGTTAACTTCCCGTTCATCTCATCGCCAGTTTTCTGGACTGCGCCCGCAGCCAGATTTATCGTTTCGCCTAAACCAACCTTTCAAATATTTTTCTGAATCAGGTGATATTTCGCCTCTTCTCCTGTTTTTACAACAGGAGAAGCACTCATGATTTACGGGTATGTTCGTGTATCAACAAATCATCAGGATACAGAGTTGCAACGTCTTGCACTTGAGTCAGCTGGCTGTGAGCGAATTTATGAAGAATATGCCAGTGGCAGAACAGCTAATCGCCCTGTGTTAAAGGAATTAATTACGGTGATGAAAAGTGGAGATGAGTTGATTGTCTGGAAGTTAGATCGGATAGGGAGAAATGTGCTGCATGCGCTATTGATGTTTCAAAATCTGCACGAAAAAGGTGTTAATTTTCGGAGTATTACAGATGGCGTAGACCTGAAAACAGCAAGTGGTCGCTATAATTTCCGTAATATTCTTTCTGCTGCGCAGTATGAATCTGATTTGAATAGCGAGCGAACTTTAGCTGGTTTGGCTATTGCCAGATCCAAAGGCCGGATTGGTGGGCGTAGACCGAAGTTTAGCGACGAGCAGTGGCAACAGATGGGAGCGCTCATAGCGGCAGGGAAATCACGGCGTTATGTTGCACGTATCTATAACGTTGGGCTATCAACCCTATATAAACGATTTCCTGTTACTGGCATTCAAACGAAATAATTTAAAAGCAATTTAAAGAGTTATTTGTCTAATGTTGGAAGCCGCAGCCACGTCGTATGCAAGAACGTGCTGCGGCTGGCTGGCAAACTTTCGATAGTGCGAGTATTGAATGATTTCCAGCCGTTACCGATTTTACGTGTTAATTAGTGAACAAACCACTCGTCAGCAGATTCCCAGGTATCTTTCAGAGTCTCCTGAACAAAAGTTTTTGCAGAATCCTTATCTGCGGTGCGTGTAACAGAAAGGCCATCGTTGCTGGTGGCTTTTACGATCACCTCTACATCGTCATAACGTTTACTGATGCGTCGGGTTAATTCTTCCTTTAACGCATCCACAGCACTGGTTGGCATTTTAGTCATTTTTTCTTTGGCTATGCAGATTTCAATACGCATAAAAGTCCCTCTATACTGTGTTTGTATACAGCATTATTTTTAACTGTATGGATAAACAGTGTCAAGAGGTCTTATTTCTGCTCCTTTGGAGCTCTTCAAAACGATTATGTAAAGATTTCGGATACAGTTCGGTATATACCTGCCATAGCACGTTTAATGAACGATGCCCTGTAACCTGGGCGACTTCCTCAATACTAAAACCAGCCTCAAATAAGCGACTTGCCCCTTCTCTACGCAAATCATGGTATCGCAGATCTTTAATACCTAATTTGCTTCTTACCCTCTGGAATCCCGCAGTAACAGAAGTGCTGTTATATGGAAAAATGAATTCTGATTTTTTGGGTTGTCGTTGGACGATATCCCAGGCTTCCCCAAGCAAGGCTACTTTCATATGGTTGCCTTCCTTTTTACGTGGATCTTTCCTGTCTCTTACGAGTATGGATTTTTGTTCCTGATCGAGATCCTCCCATCGTAATCGGCATACTTCACCGATTCGCATACATGACCACACAGAAAATTTGAGGATATCAACGAACGGAATTTTTGAGCATTTATGTGTAGATCGTTGTTGAAGACCTTCAATGAGCATGTCCAGTTCATCAGATGCCGGTCTACGATTACGACGATTTGATTTACCAATTAAACCAAGTTTAAGTAGATATGGACGAGCGGCTTTTGCTGGGTTTGATGTGTAATTAATTCCATATACAGGTTTGGCAGCATCCAGAACACTGCCAAGATAACTAACATCGTGGCTAACTGTAGCTGGACCTGCACCAGCGTTGTTTCTTAGCCTGCAATGTTCAATTACGTCATTTTCTGTCAGTTCAGATAGTTTGATCGCGGAGATGTCACTATCCATAAGCAGTTCCAGCACATATCTTTTAGTACGGCCTGCTTTACCTCCGGCATTTGGGTCATTTAAATATTTGTGTAGTAAGTCACGGACTGTAAGTCCGTCAACTGCATTTGATGATGGAATGCCATATAGATCTAATTCCATCACTTTCTGTGTGCCCCATGTTTTGGCATGAGCATGTTTAGGGAATGTTTTGCTTTCCCTGTAAGTGATAACACCTTTTTCTTTGATAATCACATTACAGCGATAGCGTGGTGTGCCATCGGATTTTAGTCGTTTCTCTATGTTATAGTACGCCATTACACGACCTCGTTATTTCGGGTTCCCATAAAACGTGGGAACCTGTGCGGGAACCTAACGCGAGAAAAATAGCCTGAAATGTTCAAAAATGCACGATAATCATGAAACAAAAAAAATTAATCAAACCAGCGTGATGCCTGAAAAAACTGGTGTTTACTGGAATTCTCGGTTTAGCATTGCTCCTATGCTCGACTGGACGGACAGACATTGCCGCTATTTCCTGCGTTTGCTGTCTCGCCAGACGCAGCTCTACACCGAAATGGTGACCACGGGCGCGATTATTCACGGTAAGGGTGACTATCTGGCTTATAGCGAAGAAGAGCATCCGGTCGCTCTACAGCTTGGTGGAAGCGATCCGGCTCAGCTTGCGCATTGTGCAAAGCTGGCGGAAGCGCGTGGCTACGATGAAATTAACCTCAACGTGGGGTGCCCTTCCGATCGCGTGCAAAACGGTATGTTTGGCGCCTGTTTGATGGGCAATGCGCAACTGGTCGCCGATTGTGTTAAAGCCATGCGTGATGTCGTCTCGATTCCGGTGACGGTAAAAACCCGCATTGGTATTGACGATCAGGACAGCTATGCGTTTCTGTGTGATTTCATCGATACGGTTTCCGGTCAGGGCGAATGCGAGATGTTTATTATCCATGCGCGCAAAGCCTGGCTTTCTGGCTTAAGCCCGAAAGAAAATCGTGAGATCCCGCCGCTGGATTACCCGCGCGTCTATCAGCTAAAGCGGGATTTTCCGCACCTGACCATGTCCATTAACGGCGGCATCAAATCGCTGGAAGAGGCGAAGGAGCACCTGCGCCATATGGATGGCGTCATGGTTGGCCGCGAAGCTTATCAGAATCCGGGTATACTGGCCGCGGTGGATCGGGAGATTTTTGGCGCCGATACCACCGATGCCGACCCGGTTGCGGTGGTTCGCGCGATGTATCCCTATATTGAGCGTGAATTGAGCCAGGGAGCGTATCTGGGGCATATCACTCGCCATATGCTGGGGTTGTTCCAGGGCATCCCCGGCGCGCGGCAGTGGCGTCGCTATCTGAGCGAAAACGCCCATAAAGCTGGCGCGGATGTTGCTGTACTGGAGCAGGCGCTAAAACTGGTGGCAGACAAGCGTTAAAAGTTCGCCAAAAATTAGTCAATCTCACCACGCCCTGTGCAGTCTTGCAGGGCGTTTTTCTTATATATCAATAATATAAATATTGGCATGATTTTTGTAAGGGCTTACCTGACCAGACCCGGTAAGCGCCGTGCCGCCGGGCAATGCCATTTTTATGGGGAGCGACTATGCTGGAACTACTTTTTGTGCTTGGCTTTTTTCTGATGTTAATGGTGACGGGCGTCTCCTTGCTGGGCATTCTGGCCGCGCTGGTTGTAGCGACTGCCGTCATGTTCCTGGGCGGAATGTTCGCCCTGATGATCAAGCTGTTACCGTGGCTACTGCTGGCGGTGGCTGTGGTGTGGGTGATCAAAGCAGTAAAAACGCCAAAAATCCCACAGTATCAGCGCAATAACCGTCGGTTTTACTAA